GTAGACACCAATCTCGCCGGTGACGGTGGCGTCGAAACTGGCAGGGTCAACCCGGCCCGTATCGGTGTCGACGGTCATCGGGTCAAGCATGATCGAGTTACGGAGGATGGTGCGTTCGACGATGGTGGCTGGCGCTACTGCTGCGGGGGGGTTGGTCAGCAGGATCGCGGGCGGTGAGTAAAACTCGATGACCGCCTGCTGGGACAGATCGTCAATCCATGTTGACAGTGTTTCGCTGGTGAGTTCAGTAGCGACGGTGGTTCCGACGGTGATCGGTGCAGTGCCTGTGGTCGTCGGCACTGCGGTTAGAGATGTCGCCGCAGACGACGCGACCGTGATAGGTGCGGTGCCTGTGGTTTCTGCTGGCGTCGACGTCAATGACGAAGATTCGACCGTGATAGGTGCGGTGCCTGTGGTGTACAGCGGGCCAGTTGTGGCGGATGACGAGGCGACCGTGATAGGTGCGGTGCCGTCGCTGGTGGGGAGCGACCCGCCGGTGACGGACAACCCATGTTCGGTGTTGAAATAAGCAATGAGGTCGGCGACTTCACCGGAAGTTGAGACCGCGCGACGCACAAGAATCTCGGCGATGTTGCCGGTGAAGAACCAATTAGCGTTGTTCTTCCCGATGAGTGGGACCTTGCCCCACGTCGCGGGCTGGGAGGTGCGCGTCTTCTGTGAGGCGTTGTCGAGCCACGCCTGCCAGGTGGTGCCGTCGTTCGCGACGCGGTACAGGCGCCATGAGGTGGTGGCGACGGTGGGATTCCAGGTGGTGCCGATGGCGTCGTCGAGAGCGAAGCCCTCATACATGCTGGACCCGTCATACGGGTAGTAACTGGCACCCGAACCACCGGTGCCACCGAGATGCCAGAGCCCTTCGGCGACGGCGCCGGCCGCGTCGGACTTGACGACGGCCCACACCTCCATGGCGGTGGTGGCGGTATTGGTGACGCCGCCGAGCTCGACTTCGCAGAGGTTGACGATGCTGCCGCCGCTGGCTGAGGTGACGTTAAGGCGGTAGATCTTGTATGCCGTCGAGTTCGTGAACGTGTACGCGCTGGACCAGACTGTGGAGGAACCGGTCTGTCCGGCGCGAGTGTCGAGGGTGGTCCATGTCGAGTTGTCGTTGGACCCTTCGAGCGTCCACGCGATGGGATACTGGGAGGCTGGCATGATCCGGTATGTGGAGATCGTTTCCGCGACGGGGAGTTCGATCTGCCACCATGCGGGCAGAGTGGATGAGGCCCAGGTGCTGCCTGTGGTCCCGCTGAGAACGGTGTCCACGGCGTTCGGGGCCCGGTAGTTGGTGGTGTCGAACACCGTGGAAGCGGTGCAGAATCCACGTCCGCCGATGTTCGGGAGGACGAAGTTCCCGGCATTAGCGAACCGGACAGACTTCCCGCTCGCGGGGGTCGACCCGGTGACGACGGTGGGTGCGGTGCCCGCTGAGGTAGCGGTGACAGTGAGGCTCACCTGGTTGGCCCAAGTGGTAACGCTGGATCCGTTGGCGCCAAGGTCTTTCGCCCGCAACCAAACCACGTTCCCGGCGAGCGAAGCTGGGACGGCCATGAGAAACCCTCCTCAGCGTACGGTCAGTGGATTCGGGTTACGCGCCCGAGACTGGGCCGACACCGATGGAGTGTTGGATCTGCCCTTGCCCCGACGGTGACTGTGACGACGACAGGGTGTTTCCGATCCGGTACGTCCCCGACGTCGACGCGGTCCACGCCCCCCAGTGGGTGTAGGTGCCGGCTGGGACGTCGAAGGTGACCTGTGACGACCATGCCACACCGACGGTGGCCGGCTGGGTGCCGGAACCGAGGGGACCTGCAGCACCCGCGGAGTTGAAAGTGACTGACTTGCGGGCGTAAGCCGGTGACCCACCCGTCGCCTCCGAAGCGCCAGTGGTGCCAGGGGTTGCGGTGTGCAGGGACAGGTAGGAGATCCGGCCGGCCTGCTGGTCGGCGAGGTAGTTACGTTCGGCGTCGGTCATCGACAGAGCCATTGCGGGGTTGTCCCTTCTTATGTGACGGTGATGAAGACCTGCGAGCCAGGCAGTATCGCGTCGGAGTCGGCGGTAATGGTGATGCCACCACCGGCGAGGAGCGCGGAATGAACCGGGTTATGGGCACTGTCGCGGATGAGCCAGGCGACAGCGACGGAGTCAACGGTTGCCGTCCCGAAGTCCACATCGGTCAGCATATGGGTTTGACGTGACGCAGGTGTCGACCATGTCGACGAGTCGCGCGGCACCGGCTGCGCAGCGAAGTCGGTGATGACGGTTCCACCGGTTGAGTGTGAGTCAGGGAGGGTGGACAGGAGAACGATCTCCCAGTCGGGGCCGCCAGCCTGGGTGATGAGCTCGAGCCATTCATTGGCGGCAGCGTCGGACGGACCCGGCATTAGATCCCTACCTGTTGTGCGACGGGGACGGTGAGGGTGACGATGCGGTAGTCGGAGTCGACACCTTTGGGGGGTATCGGGGATGTCGAGTCAGCCTTACGGCAGACCCAGGTGACACCGCCGACGGTGAGCTGCCATCCGGTGACCTCGACAGCGGCGAGGAGCGCGTTACGGCGGGTAGTGATCTGCGCCCAGTTGCTGCCTTCGATGAAGACTTCAATGGTGAGGGTTTTCCCGGCGAGGACAGCTTGTGTCTCGAACTCGTCGTCGACGACGGGCGAGGTGACGACGGTGCGCCGGAAGGTTCGTTCTGACTCTTGGTAGACGGTGGCGAAGTACCCGCCGACGACGGCGTTATCTCCGATGGTGAGGACGGTTGTCCCGGCGGGGTTCTTGACGATCATGCGCGTCGACCTGCGAGCGCACCGAGCCGTCGCCGGTCAGCCATCTTCCGTTGGAAGTCGTCGTAGTCGTGAGCAACGATGGGGCCGTGGAAGTTCTGCTGCACCGTCGGCTCACCCTTCACTGCTGACGTGGGTGACACGGTCGGCTGAAACACTGACGCTTGTGACGCGACGAGTGCCCTCGAGTCTTCGTTGCTGAGGATCTGTGACCCGCGGGGGAGGTTGAGCAGCTCGGGACCTTCTTCACCGACCCAGGTGAGTCCGCCACGCCAGTAGGGAGTGCCGGAGGCGTTGCGGCCGGCTTGCGCCGCTATACCACGAATAACGCCGTCGGTGTCGCCGGTAACTTCCCACTCAACGTTAACTGAGACAGTCTTTTCGTCGGGGATTTTCTGAATGTTGGCTGCGAACTCTGATGCCTTGTCAGCTGCGCCGCGGAGCTTGTCGGCAGCGTCCTTAGCCCATCCGAACCCTGGCACGTTGGAGAGTGCGTCGAGAAGGGTGGCGACCCAGCCGGCGAGGGTGGCAAACGCGGTGATCATGCTGTTGACGATGGGTTGTAGGACGTTGTTCCAAAAAAACTTGATGACGGTCTGGATCGCGCCCCAGGTGTACTCCCAGATGGTTTGAAACCAGGTGGTTTTTGTCGCGATGAGAACGATGATGGCGATGAGGGCGGCGATGCCGACGATGATGAGCCCAATGGGGTTCGCGGTCAGGGCGGCATTGAGAAGCCACTGAACGCCGGTCCAGGCGACGGTGGCTGCTTTGACTATGGCTGTCCCGGCAGCGTAGGCGGCCTGCGCGGCTTTGACAGCGTAGACGGTGACGACTGTGGCGCCGATGGCGACAGCGAGGGCAGTAAAGACGGTTCCGTTTTCTTTGACGAAACCGATGATCTCGAGGAGCTTCGTACCAAGGTCGGTGAGGACGGGCAGCAGCGCGCCGCCGACCTGCTCCTGTATCTCACCGAACTGGTTGGCGAGTATCTCAGCCTGCCCGGCTGCGGTCTTCCCCTCCTTCTCACCGAACCCGGCGACCTTCTCGTTGAGGCCGGTCATGACCTGATCGAAGTTGGCGCCGACCGAGCCGGCGTCTTTGAAGTCGATACCGACGGACTTAAGTGCTTTACCGTTGCCGAGCATGGCTTTGCCGAGCTGCTCGGCTGCGGTGGGCAGGTCGGTCCCGGTCTTGGCCGCGTAGTCGGCGAGGAGCGGGGTCAGCTGTTCAATCTGTTTCCCGGTGAGGTCGAACTGGGCTAAGGTCGCCTGCCCAGATGCGATGGCGTCGTCGTCGAACCGGGTCTTGTTCATCAGACCTTCGTTGAGACCCTGCAACGCCTGCTGGCTGGTGTCCGCCAACTTCGGGAACTTGGTGAACGCGTCAGCGAGCTGGGTCTGAGACTGTTCCGCTTCCTTGGCGGCGTCAACGGATCCTTTGAGGAACGACACTGCACCGGCCGCGGCAGCAGTAGCGGCGACAGCCTTGAACCCTTTAGTGAACCCGCCGCCGGTCTTCTTGCCGACCTCCTCGCCCGCGGTGACCATCGAACCGCTACCAGAGGTGAGCTCGGAGGTGACCTTGGATCCGAACCCGCTGAACGAGGGGACGACTGTGAGGTAGGCAGTACCAACGTCGACGCCTGGCATTACACCTCCTGTGGGGTCTGTAAGCGTTTCTGGCGCTCTAGGAACGCGCGGGCGCGTATCTCGTTACGGTCGAGCACTTCAGCGCCCCTGCGGGCGTCTGACGGTCTCGGAGCTGGTGTCGGTTTCTTCGCCTTCGCGTCGCCGGCGCGTTGCCAGTTCCCGATATTGACAGCATCGAACAGTGACGCGGTCAGGTGCGCCTCCATCGACCACGCGTTGTCGAACCCGCAGGAGATCCACGTCTGCGCCCCGTACGGCAACTGCCGGGCGAGGACGCTGGCCTTCCGGGGGGTCAGCCGACCGCGCCACACGTCGAGCAGATCGAGTCCGTAGTAACGTTGAAAGTCGGCCTCGAGCGCCTCGGCGTGCTCGGTCAGGAGCCAGACGAGGCTGACAATTTTCCCGCCGCAGTGTCAATCTCGTTCCAGAGCTCGAACAGGGGTGCGGTGGGAACTCGGCCGTTCTGGCCACGGTTCGACCGCAGGAACAGCGCGTACTGTTGTTCGCCGAGGATGCGTTCAACCACTACGGGGATCATGAGCCCCTGCTGCCGTTCGGCCATAACCTGCATCTTGCCGATCAGGTTCAACGTCTCGACGTCGTCGAGCGCGTCGCGGTCTATCTCGTACTTCTGACCGTTGTGCTCGATGGTCACTGACTGGTCGAGGGCTTCCGCTTTGGCGGCGTGGTCCTGCGGTTTCTTCGCACCTTCGGGGATGTCAGGCATGGGTGGCTCCTACGTGCACAGGCTGCAGGCAAAACCAGCGCCCCCGGTGCCTGCGAACCGAGGGCGCTGGATCCGTGGGGCTTACGCTTCGGCGGTCTTCAAAATGCTGTAGGCGCCGTAAATGGTAACGGTGAACTCGTACATGGTGAGGTCCGAGTTCTTGTGCGGGACGGTCGCGCGAGCAGTGATCTCACCGGACGGAACCACGTAACGCTTCGTGATGGTGTCGTCGACCATGTCAACAACCCACGCACGCTCGTCGGACACGGCCTGGTTGGTGATGGCGAACGTGTCGACGCTGGAGGCGGTAGTCGGCTCAACACCTTTGTAGTACAGGCCGAGGGTGAGTGCGGTCTCTTCAAGAGCGACAAACTTAAACGTGTCGTCCTGGCTCGTCACCTTCTTGCGGAGAAGGGTGCCACCCTGCCACGCCTTGAACTCGGCAACGTCCTCGTTGCGGTCGAAGTCGATTCCGTCCTCACCCAACCAGCCGACCTCATCGAAAGTACCCGACGGGGCGGCGAGGGTGGTGGGCCCGGTGGTGCCCTTCGGAGCTACCCAGACACCGCCGGCGTCGTCTCCGTAGATCCTGACATTGTCGCGATCCTTAGCCATCGCTTAGCTCTCCTTCTTGGCGGTGGCCTTCGGGGCCGTGTCCTTCGAGGCGCGAGCGCGTCCGAAGTGAATGAGGTTCTTCGCCTCTTCCCGCGGCAGGCTCGCGGTCGCGTCGGCGTTGTGGTTCTTGCCAGCCGCATCGGTGTACGGGTAGGCGAACTCAACCTGGACGTTGTCGCTCATGCGCTCTGTGCTCCTCGGGTGAACAGTTGGACGGTGAAGAGGGTGTGAACCTTCGACGGGTCGACCGGGTCCGGTAGGGGCACCGGCATGGCGAAGACACGCGAAGGGAACTTCTGCCGGATGCGGGCGAGGAGCACGCGGGCGGCTTGGCTGCGTAATGCCTCGGTGGCGGCTGTCCCGTCGGCCCAGATCCGGATGTCGAGGAGGGGCCGGTCGGCGACCCTGCCGGCGTCCTCGCCGCCGATGGCACGTACCTGGATGAACCATTTAGGGGTGACACCGGGGGCGACTGTGGTGCCACGTTTCCACACGGAGCCGACGGGCGGTGTGGGCAGGTAGTCGCCGGTGATGACGGTTTGGACGAAGTCGGTGAGGAGCCGTTCAGCGTCGACGGGGACAACGACCGGCATCAGGCACCGCCAGCGCTACGACCGAGGGCCCGGTCTTTGGCTTCACCAGCTGCACCGGAACCAAGCCGGACAATGTACGTACGACCTCGGGAGTTGCCGAACCCACCGCGAACGACAATCGGGTCATCGGTGTTAGCGCGAGCCCTGGAGGCCATAGTTTCAGCCTTGCGGGTGAGCTCGGCGTTCATCTGTGGTGAGTCGGCGACCTTCCGGATACCGGAGCTCTTGAGGTCGACCCGGACAGCGTTAACCATCGATCCTCCCGACCTGGACGACCGTGCCCGGCTGCCGACCGGTGAACGGATTAACCCACACGGCCGGCGGACCGTTCACCGACCACACCTCGCCGCGCACCTCGATCCGGTGGGTGGGTTCAACATCTGCGAGGGCATTGCTGGGGTCGTAGAGGGTGTAACCGTCGATGACCGCATTACGGTCATTCTGGAACGTCTCAGCGTTCGGTCGAGGTTCGATGCCGACACCGGTGACGGTGGCGACAGTGTCGGGGGTGGTCCAGTCTTCGACACTGTTGCCGTAGTCGTCGACGGTCAGTGACGAGGCGGTGACGGTGACGGTTTCGCCGTACGTGTAACCCATCAGGCGACACCAGTCGGTAGCGCGTACCGCTCGAGGGCAGGGTTGACGGTGAGGGTCGCAGTCGCAGCCGACGATGACCCGTAAGAGAGTGTCTCCGAGAAGGGGCCCGCGGTTTGGGTGCGCTGCGACACTGCCGGGTCGCGCGGGTCGGTCACGTTGCCGGCGTAGAACGCGACCAACGGCAGGAGCTCGAGTGGGGTGTCGGCGTACCCATGTTCGATGTCAACCTCGGCGATACCGACAGCCCAACCACCGGACCGGTGCAACGTGGACCGGTGCTCAGTCCAGCCGTCGGTGTAGGTGACGTCGCCGATACGTACTTCGGTGACAGCGAGGACACGCAGCGACGGTAGCCACAGGTGCGGGCCACCGAGAGAGTAAACCTCGATGGTTTCGACACGTACGGGCGCGATGTGCCAGCCGGCTTCGTTACGCAGCTGGGCGACAGCGATATCGACGATGGTGTCGTCGTAGGGGGCGCCGGGGAAGTCGGACAGGTCGCTGGGGGTGACGAGGTCGTTGGCCACACGTGCTCCTAGCCGAGTCCGATAAGTGGCACGTAGCCGAAACTTTCACTGCCATCCGATAGCGGGTTAATCGTCGAGGGCCACGACGACAGTGCCGATGTGCCGAAGACTCGCCGATGTGTGGTCAACCCGCCGTCAACCACGGCGCTGTTGTAGAAGATGGCGTAGGCCAGGTAAGGCCGGGCGGTGGCGTCATAAATATTGATGCGTAGCCACACGTACCGGTCGGAGCCTTGCGCCGCGACCGGTGTGGGGAAGCTTTTGAACCGGTAACCGGCAGTCTCGAACAGTGCCGTATCAGTGACAGTGGAGGTGACGAGGTTCCCGGCGTCGTCGTAGAGGGCGAACCCGGTGAGCCCGGTGGTTCCGCTGCCAGCGTCGGTGACGCAGGCGCCGGCGCGGGTGATGACCTGCCCTGCTGGGACGAACAACCGAACCGATGTGCTGGTGATATTCGCCCGGTTGTGACATGACTCTGGCAGAACGGAGGTGGCGAAGAACCCGTACGCCGCGACCGGGTACACACCGGAGTAGGGCGGTGCTGGCAGGTCGGCAGCGAGGTGGGTATGCGACGACGCTGCCTTACCGGCGAGGGCGGTACTCGTCGCGGTGGAAACGGGTTTGTTGGCGTCGCTGGTGTTGTCGACGTTGCTCAAACCAACGTCGCTTTTCACCAGGACGACTACCCCGGTGTAGCCGTTGACGGAGTCAACAGCACCGCCGCCGCCGGGCGCGGTGTCCTCGATCAGTGTGACGAGGGCGTCGTGGGTGAGGCTGGGGCCGGGAACGAGGTCAGCGACCTCCGGGTCGAGGGGCCCGTCGGGGAGTGTGCCGCTAGTACCGGCTGCGGGTGCAATGTCGGCGAGATCTTGGTCGGAACCGGATGGGACTTCGATGGAGAACGCCGGCATGGTCAGCCCGTACACCCGCGGCTGCACCCGGTAGGTGAAGTCGAGAGGTAGAAGGTTGGCGTCGTCGGTAGCGACGAGCTCGACGGTGAACGCGCCGGTGATGTCGAGCTCTGCCGTGTGGGTGAGTGAGACGAGGATGGCGTCGGCGTCGGCGTCGAGGACGTACGGCGCTTCGGCGGTGAACCGTACTGTCCCGCGGGCTGGGGCACCGTCGGAGCCGAGGAATGTTCCGGTAACGGTGCCGGTAGAGACGTTGCCGGGAAGAGCCACCCGTCTACCTCTTCCCTAAGTTGTGGTGGCAGGGCGCCCCAGGGTGGGACGCCCTGCCGTTGTTCATTTGGTGCGGGTCAGAACCGCGGTGCCGTCGGTGACAGTCGCATCCACGGCCGGCTCCGTCGGCGGTGACGCAGCCGTCGTACCCGCGGTACTGACGCGATACTTGTTGCCACCACTGAACGAGAGTTCCTGGTTCAACGTGACCGCAGTGCTGTTGGCTCGCACAGCACGCCGCAGCGGGCGGCCCAACGAGTCAACCGTGGACGTGGTCGCGCGCCCCAGGAAATCCAGTGAAGCCGACGTGGGTGCGACGAGGTCGCGCCCTAGCCAGTCTTCGCGGAGTGACGTGGTCGCCATCAGCGCTTTCCCTTCTCGTCGGCCCACTGGATCTCTTCGCGGAGACGCTGTGCGCCCCAACGCTTGTCGACCTTGAGCCCCTTGGCCTCAGCGTCGGCGCGGAGTGCGTCGACATCCTCGGTGTCCGGTTCGTCCCGCTCGCCGGCGTCGTCCTGGTCGACACGGTCCGGGGTTTCGTCGATCGTCTCAACCTCGGGAACCTCGAGCGGTTCCAGCTCACCCCGAAGGGACTTCAACTGGGCCTTGGCCTCGGGACTCTTGGCTTTGACTGCCTTGAGCTTCTCGACGTTGATGGAACCGGTGACGGTGCCGTCTTCGCTGATAAACATGTCAGGCGAGGTTCACGATGCGCTGAACACCAGCGGTCTCGATCAACATGGGCGTGAAGTAACCGGCGTACGCGACCTGCACACCGAGGACCGACGGCTCAGTCGCCTGGAGGGCGCCGACCCGCTGCTCATACACCTCGACAGCGGCCGAGTTGACGACCAGACCGTAGTGGTTGGTGACGGTGGCGAGCCCAGGCGAGCAGATCACCGGGATACCGGAGACGTAGCCGATGATGCCGGAACCGAAGTTCGCGGCGTTGAACCCGGTCGACTGTGCGTTGGTCGGGTTCACCGGGGCGAACAGGCTGCCCCACGCGCCCAGCCGGGACGGCGGGACGATGAGGGCGACCTGACCAAGACCCTTCATCGTGGCGTACACGGTCGCGACGGCCGTCCAGAGACCCTCAACGAGGCCGGCGTCGGTGGTGGCTGAAACCTCGACGTTGTTGGCCTGTGCCTGCAGGAGCGTACCGAGGGCGGCTTCCGTCTGGATGGCGTACTGGGCGGCGAGGTCGTTGATGACCACGTCCAGCATCGACGGGGAGCTAAAGTCGATGTTCTGGCGGGACACGTTGACGTAACCGCCGTAGGTGACGGCGTTGCCGGTGAGCCGACCGATCGTCATCTTCTGCGAGTCGAGCTCGGTCTTCTCGTCGGCAGCTGCACCAGCGGTGCCCTGCACGTCGACGACGGTGTGCTGGGTGACCTTCGGGCGGTACCACGTCGCCGACGGCATGTCACGCGGGCCGAGGAACGCGACCGCGGGACGGGCGGCGTCGATGAAGTTCAGGACACCACCGACGACCGGGTCGGGGATGACACCCAGGTTGTCCGACGTCTTCTGGTGGGCGGCGGCCCGGTTGAACACCTCAAGGCGCTCCATCGCGTTCTTCGAACCGGTGGAGGCGGCGATGTAGTCGACGAGATAAGCGCCGGTGGACCGGTACTCGACGGGACCGTTGTCGACCTGGTTACGGAGGCGGGCGAGCTCGTTGCCGACCTCGGCCGCACGCGAACGGGCGGCGGTGGTGCGGGTGCGGGACTCGTACAGGGCGTCGAGCTGCTGGGAGACGTCCTCGAGACGCCCGCGGGCGGACTTAAGGAGTTCCTTGTCGTTGTCGGTGAGATCGCGGTCCTGGTCCT